TGCCTAAGCGTGGCGATGCAGTGATTTTTTCGTGGGATGGTTTGGGCATGCGTGAGGATGGTGGCCAACATGATCACATTGGTTTGGTTGCTATTGATGCTGTGCCAGGTAAAGACATCGTTTATTTGAGTGCCGATTCAACTGATGCTCGTATTGTTGATTTGCATCATGTGCCTCTAAAGTTTGTTTCAGGTTGGGCAACTATCCCTTGGGCGGTCAAATAATGAGTTTTATTGCGAAAAATAAAGCTATTTTGGCTTTGTTGATTCAAATTGTTTGGCGTTCATTCGGTTTGGCTTTGATTGCTGTGCCAATTGGTGCTGGTGCTGGTGCAGCTTGGTCGGGTTCGTGGATAAATGGTGCGTTGATTGCGTTTGCGACAGCGTTTTTGACTGTTTCGAGCGTTTTAGGTGTTGCTATTGCCTCGACAGGTAAATTGACGACTCAAAATGTTGATGACGCTTTCAAAACGGCTGTATTAAAAACTATGCAAGAGGATAAGCCAAAAGATACCCCTAAAGAGCCTTAGAAGGCTCATAGCGGGCTTAGCGCACTTGTTTGCGTATCTTTTTACGCTGGTCGGGGGTTGTGCCTCCCCAAATGCCGTATTCTTCATAAACGCCAACTTGTAAACATTCACTGATTACGGGGCATCGCATGCAAATGTCTTTGGCTGTTTGTGTTGATAGGGTGCGCATGAGAGTTGAGCCGCCTAAGCCTGACCAGTCGTCAGGATAAAAAACTTCAGGATTTTGGCTACATTCGACCCCGCCATTGAGATCTATAGCCTCGGTGAGTTGGATGGTTAGTTTTTCAAGTTTGCGACTGTTGTCTGGGGTCATGGCTAGAGTTTAGAACATGACTCAACCCGATTTCACCACTTTTATGCCTGATGCCGAATTTATTGGGCTGTTTGAGAATCACAGTCAAGAATGGCATGATGCCCGCAATCAACCTGGAGTGATTTCAGGCAGTGAGGTTGGCACAATTCTTGGTTTATCGCCGTTTAGTTCGCCTTACACGTTTTGGGCGCAAAAAACTAACCGCATTGACCGTGACATTCCCGAAAATGATGCGATGCTGCTTGGCACTTTTTTGGAGTCGGGCATTCGTGACATGTATGCGCATAAACACCCTGAAGCGATTGTGATTGGTGATGTTGGCTCTTGGCGGTCTAAAAAAACTCGTTGGGCGCAAGCGAACCCTGATGGTTTAGTTTTAGGTGATGGCGAACCTTATTTGTTGGAAATCAAACACACTTCACAGTTTTGGGATGCTATCCCTGAACACTATAAGGCGCAGGCTTTTTGGTATTTGTATGTCACAGGTTTGAAACGTATGGTGTTTGCTGTTGATGCTGGTGGCCGGTATGCCGAATTTGAGTTGCTGTATGACGATTTTGAAGTTATGGCCATGTTAGATCGTGTGACTTTGTTTCGCGAGTTGATTATGACTGATGTTGCTCCTGATTGGGATGGTAGCGATTCAACTTATGACACTGCCCGCAAATTGTCGCCTAACTTAGAGTCGCGTGATGAGGAATTGGGCGATTTGGGTATTCATTTGGTCAATGCTCAGTCGGCTTTTGATGCAGCTGAAACTCATTTGCGGGAAATGAAAGCTCGAACTATTGAGGCTTTGAATGGTGCTAAAAATGGCACTGTTGATGGCAGATTGGTGGCTACGCTTGGTCAGCGTGGCAATAATCCACCGTTTTTGACTATAAAGAGAGCAGGGAAATAAATGGAATATCGTGCAGGGCAAGGCGTAACAGTAAACATCAAGGTTGCGGTGATTGATGGTAAAGATGTAAAAACTAGCATTGTTGGTTTTATTCGTCATGTGTTGACTGACAATGATGGTGCAACTTGGTTAGAGATTTATGGAATCAACAGCCCTATTCTGTTGAATGAAGTTGTTGAGGTGGATATTCATGGCTAGTTTCAATCTTGAAAATTATGTGACTGTTGAGCAACTGAAAGAACAGTTCTTTGCTCAATACCCTGATGGCCGTATCGTGACACAAAATTTGACTAGCGATCAGGATAGACAAGTTTCAACTTGGGTTGTAGTTGCAGCAGTGTTTTTGTCTGCTGATGAGCAAGAACGTAATTTGCCTAAAGCAACAGGTCATGCTTTTGAAATTGATGGTGTGAACGGCACAGCCAACAAATTTAGTGCGCTCGAAAATTGTGAAAGCAGTGCGATTGGGCGGGCTTTGCGTAATTGTGGGTTCGGTAAGACACCGACTCGTGAGGAAATGAGCAAGGTTGCGCGCGGTGAGGCTCGCCAGGCGACAGTCTCTAAAAGTGTTGATTGGGTTGCGAAACTAAATTCGATTGATGATGTTGAGGGGTTGCGTAGTCTTTATATTGATGCGAAACAGTCGAAGGCTGCTAGCTCGATACTTGAACAGATAAAGGCTAAGGCAGATGGCTTGGGAACGGCAGGATAGTTTGATTTTGGCGGCTCATGTGCAGGAAATACATGAGTTGCTGATTGAACTTGAACACACACCAACTTTTGGTGATAAAACTAAAGTTGAGCGGCTTGCTATTATTCGTGAGTTTGTTTTGTTGCAGGCTGGCCGGTTGCGTAAGTCTGTCAAAAATCTTGAATAATTAGCAGTTTTATTGTTTTTTGCTTTATAGTGTTTGACTATGAGCCTTGAAAATGAACCTTATGGCGATAGTTTTTGCCCGCTTTGCAACAACTATTTGAACGCCGATTTGCTTGCTAAACGCCGCGATAGAGGCAACATGTTGGGTGGTTTGTGTCGCACTTGTTGGAACGCTGGTGGCGATAGGACTGAACGCCGGATTGTCTATAAAGCTACGGGTTTTGTTTGTTATCCTTGGCTTGGCGATTTTGATTATGATTTGATGCAACCGATGTTGGATGGTGTTGCGGTTTGTGTTGGTGCGCGTATTTGTGGCCATGCTGATTGTGTCAATGAGGATCATGTGATTGTGAAAGTGCCTGGCACTTGGCGTAAAAGTGTTCGAAAGAGTAACCGCCCGAAGGTTCGGGTATAAGATAAAAAAAGCGGATGCCAGCCCCTGTGAGAGTAACTGACACCCGCAAACCGATAAACGACCTATCGGCTTATTCATTCTATGGGATGTTTAGCCGGAGATAAGGCTAAAACATGAGTATAGAAAACATTTTTGATGCGTGGCTAAAGAATCTTGGCCGACCACCAGCTGCGAATGAAACGCTGGTCATTACGCATGACAACGATTTTATTGACCAATGGTTTGCAACTGGGAATAGTAAGCGCAAACTGGATTTAGCTTTGGCTTATGGTTTAGTCAAGGTTAGAGATGATTGGTTTTTTGAACCTAAAAACTCGATGGCACGCAATTTTGATTTAGATCGTTTGCGGATGCTCGCGATTATTTATTGGCGAGATTCAAGTTATTGTGCTTATTGCAGCAAAGAGTTATCTAAATTTGGCTCGTCACAGGGTGTTATTGACCATGTTATTCCACGCTCAGCTTGGCCTAAAGAGTGGCTGTGGCTTGCTGATGATGGCTCTAATTTGGTGGCCAGTTGCATTGAGTGTAACCAAAAAAAGAGTTTTGCTTATCAATCGATAAAAACTGAGGCACGATTGTTGCCGATAAAGCTGCAGAATTGTTTAGCAAATGGTGACAGCGATTTTTGTGAAACCTTTTGTTCGATTTGTGAACTGGTTGAAGGTTTTTGCTCTGTGCATGAAGAGTGTTTGATGCCTCGATGTGCTGTAAATGAAAGATGGTCTCACAATGGGCTATAACGAGATGGATGCGGTTTGGGCTAAATCGCAGGCAAGTAAGGCCGACAAGTTAGTTTTGTTGGCTATTGCCATGAAATATAACAGGGGTAAGGGTTCGTGGCCTCGGCAGGATTGGATTGCCGATAGATGTGGCATGGATGAGCGATCTGTTCGCCGGTCTATTTTGCGTTTGAAAGCTTTGGGTGAGTTGGCTTGGATTACTGGCAGTAAGAAGTCGGGTAAGTCAAATACTTATTTCATCAGCTTTATTGAGCGACCAGATTTGTCCGGTAAGGCTTTGACAGAAATGTCCGGTATTTTGACTGATTTGTCCGCTGAAATGACAGATTTGTCCGCTATAAATGACCAAAATGTCCGCCCATTAAGTAATACATTAAATAAATTAAATAATCTAAATAATGGGTTTGATGAGTTTTGGTCTGTTTATCCGCGTAAGGAGTCTCGCGCTAGGGCTGAGTTGGCGTTTGAGGTTGCGTTGGGTAAGACTGATTTGGTTGCCCTGCTTGCCGCTTCGCGGACTTTTAGGGATAGTGTGGCTGGCCGTGAGTTGCGTTTTGTGCGTTTGGCTCATAATTGGTTGGCTGATGAGGGTTGGTTGGATTCTTTTGATGTGGTTGATGATTCTTGGATGGGTCGGGCTATAAATGACTGATGTGAAGTTTGATTTGGAGCAGTCTGTTTTGGGTGGATTGTTGTTTGATGCTCGCTTGTTTGATGAGTTGCAGCTTCGTGACGAGTTTTTTGATGATCCGTTGAATCGTTTGGTGTTTGGTCGATTTGGTGTGTTGCGGGCTGAGGGGGTTGAGCCGGATGTTTTGTTGGTTTCGGCTGGTTTGTCGCAGGCTGGTCGGGTTCGGGTTACTGAGTGTTATGGTTTGGCTCCGCAGTCGAGTGTTGCGACTAGGTTTCATGCTCGCCAGTTGAAGGCTTTGTGGGCTAAACGGACTTTGGGGTTGGCTGGTCAGGTTTTGTCGGTTGAGGCAGATAAGCCGGATGTTGATGTGGCTGATTTGGTTGCGCAGGCGTTGGCTGCTGTGGATGAGGTGTCTGTTTCGCAGGCTCCGTTGCGGGTTGTTTATCCTGGAGAGTTTTTGGGTGATTATGTTTTGGAGATGGCTTCTCGCCCGCCGTTTATGGAGTCTTGTTGGGGTCGTTTGAATCGGTTGATTGGGGGTTGGCGGCCTAGTGGGTTTTATGTGGTTGCTGGTCGACCTGGTGAGGGTAAGACGATTGTTTGTTTGCAGGCTGCTTTTGGTTTGGCGCGGTCTGGTAAGCATGTGTTGTATTTCAGTTTGGAGATGCCGGCTTTGCAGTTGCAGCATCGTTTGTTGGCTCAGGTGTTGGGGTTGGATTATTCGGCTATTGCGAATGATGAACTTGATTTTGAGGTGTTGACGGTTGATGGGGTGCGTTGGGCTAGGGATATGGTTCGTGAGGCCGCTGATTTGTTGGGCAATAATTTGGGTGTTGTGTCGACTTCTCGTTTGACTCCGCAGGGTGTTCGAGCTTATGTTGCTGCGGCTTCTAAGGTTCGGCCTGTTGATGCTGTTTTTGTTGATTATTTGGGTTTGATGTTTGATGATGTTGAGCATCGGGATAAGGTGGCTCGTATTGGGTCGATTTCTAATCAGTTGAAACAGTTGGCTTTGGAGTTGAATATTCCGGTTGTGGTTGCTCAACAGTTGGGGCGTGAGATTGAGTCTCGCCCGAATGGTAAACCGCAGTTGAGTGATCTTAGGGATTCTGGGTCGATTGAGCAGGATGCTGATGTGGTTTTGATGATTCGGCGTAAGCATTTGCCTAGTGATAATCCTGATGGTCATGGCACTGATTTCTTTTTGGTTGTGGCTAAAAATCGGCATGGGCAGACTGGTGCGGCGCGTTTTGTTGCGCAGGATAGTTTGTCGCGGATTGTTGAGGTCTAAACTAGCGTTGTGCAGGAGAATCAGGTTGAGTGTGAGATTTGTGGCTTTAAGTGGGCTGTAAATTCTGCTAAGCGTGGGCGTAAAGATTTGCTTTGCATTTCTTGTCGAGCTAAACCGGCTATAAGTATTCAATACGGGCAGATGCGTTGTTTGCCTTGGCCTGCTGATGTTGATGACTTGTTGCGGCCTGTGACTGCTGATGGTTTTTTGGTTTTGCCTGGCAGAAGGGTTTGTGGTCATAGTGATTGTGTGCAACAGAGCCATGTTGTCGCTGATGATCTATAAACTGTTGTTGCAGTATCTAAAAACTATTTATTGAAGGAATGTGACCAAATGGCAGCTGTAAAAGTTGAGGGTGTCGTCAAAAAGATTTTTTTTGAAGGCAAAGGGGTTTCGATTGTTGAAACTTATAAAGCGCAGTCGGGTGAGGACTATACACGCACTTGGACTGCTTGGTTTGTGACTGACCCTAATCTTGCGGAGGGCGACAAGTTGAGTGTGACTGGGTTGCTTTCAACCAAGATTGAGGAGTTTCAGGGGCAAGATGGTAAGCCTAAGCAAAAGATTGCTTTGAGCATCAATAACAGTGTTGTTTTAGGTGATGTCACTAAAGCTTCTGCTGTTGTGTCTGCCCCGTTCTAAAGTGTTGCGAATAGCCCTGCCGCTTACTACTGCGCTAACTTTGTTGGTTGCGAGTGTTGAGTTGCGGGGCTTTTTTGCGTGGTTTTGCGCTTTTTTGGGTTGGTTCTATATTTTGTGTGTTTTTATTATTGGCCGTAATGACTAGACAGGTTTTTGCTTTTAGTGTGTTTGGGGTTGTGCCGGCTCCGCAGGGCAGTAAAAAGTTTGTGGGTAATGATCGTTTTGGTCGGCCTCGTATGGTGGAGTCGTCTAAACGGTTGAAGCCGTGGCGTGATGCGGTGACTGAGGCTGTCGAGTTGGCTATGTTGGCTAGTGGTGATGACAGTAAGTTTGATTCGCCTGTTGAAGTGAAGGCAGTGTTTTATGTTCCGCGACCTAAGAGTGTGACTCGCCAGTGGCCTAGTGTGCCTGCGGATTTGGATAAGTATTGTCGCAGCTTGTTGGATGGCATGTTGCCGGTTTGGGCTGATGATGCTTTGGTTTGTCGGTTGTCGGCTGAGAAACGGTATGCGAAGGGTGAGCCTGGCGTTGCGGTTACTGTTACCAAACTGTAATTTGCTAAATGTTGCATAAAAACGTGTTTGGGCGGTAGTGTGGTTTTATCAGTAGATGAAAGGACTGTAAAAATGAACGAATCAACCAAATACCAAATCGCAAGCCTTGAGGCCACTTTAGTTGTTCTTGATGAAATGATTGCTGGCCGTGAAAAAGATTTGTGGCATTTGCGCAATTTGACTGAATTTAGCAAAACGCTTGAGGACAACATTGAGAGCCTGGCAAAAAGCATTGACTATTTGAACGGCAAAAAGAATGGCATAGCTCACGCCATCGAAATCATCAATGAATCTTTGCCTTTGGACAAGGTGTCAGCATAATGAGCGAAAACATTTACAAGATCGAGAATCTTGAAAAAGTAATCAAATTCAACTATTCGGCGTTTGACATTCTAAGCAAAAGTTCGGGGGTTAGCGCTGTCGGCCATTTGAGACAGTTGCGCCACAATATGAATTTGCTTGTCGAGTTGACTGGTGAACCGGCGACTGTGATTGCTGCACGTTTGGGTATCAGCGTGAGGATGTGGCAATAATGCGTGGGTTTTTGCTTACTGTCGGCGCATTGTTTGCTGTGTGGGGGTTTGGTGCATTTTTGAATCTGCTTTGCACATTCCTATTGTCGTTGAATGTTTTGATGCAGTTCGGGATTCTTATTTTTGGTTTAAGTTTTGGGGTTGTAATGATTTGGAAGGCTATTGATTCCCTTGACTAAAAAAGAAATCGAACAGATTGTTTATGAGATTCGTTCGCACGCTATGGGGCAGTTCATGTTGACTCCGCCTAGTGTCGGTAGTGAGCGTTATCGTGCTAACTGGATGAAAGCGCAGCTAGAACTTGCAGATCATTTAGAGAAATGGATGAACCAAGAAATGAAAGTGGAGGATAACTGATGGGTGTTTGTGTTTGTTCACCTAACCAAACTGAATGTAAATGTAATTCAGTGAAACAGCAGCCGATTGCTTGGCTTGAAGGGCAAACTTTGGCTTGGGATGTCACACCAATCATGGTGAATGCCCGCAAACTAGAGAATAAGCGTATTCGTGACTTGCTGTCAAGTAGCGATTTGGATTTGACTAGCTTGACGCTTGCTGATTTGTTGGCTCTAATAAAGTGGCCGAACAAATGAGCGACTGCCAATTCTGTGAATCATGCTTTGATGAAGGCGCAAGTATGGAGCGTGAACGCATTATCAAACTTCTAAAAAGAAACTTCATAGCCAACGAATTACTTGACTTAGCCATTGCTCTTATCAAGGGAGAAAACAAATGAGCAAAGATGATACTGACGGTTTCGCGGCCTCTTGGCAACGCGATCATGAGAATCAAATTGAGAATCGTGGTATTGCTCGCCTAATCACTTATTTGCGTTTGAAGGGTGCTTTGCGTGATTCGATGATTGATGGCACTGGTGGCTTTGAATGGTTGGTGCTTTACACCGAGGATGGTGCGATTGACATCAAGGCTAATGATTTGTGGACTGAAAGTTTGCAGGATGCTGCACGCAAAAGATATAACGCAATTCTGGATGCTGCAGAGCAGGCAGACAAATGAGTGATGATGAACAGCGTGACAAAGAATATATGGCTTGGCTTGGCGCTCTCGGTCAAAATGAGCGTGCCTGGTATCTTGACGGCAGGGGCGATGGTGTGCAAGCCGAATATAAACGCATAATTGCATGGCTGCGGAACAACGGTTTTGATGTTGCTGCTAACTCTCTTGATGCCGATAAAGACTAATTAGACTTGGGGCATGATCAGTGAGACTTGTAGCTGTGGGGCTAGCTTTGAGAGCGATGAAAAACAGGCGATGCGCCAAGTGCGGGAATGGCGCAAAAGTCATGTTTGCAGGTTTCAAGAGCCTAACAATGAGTTGCGGGAGTCACAGTTGGGTGCAGACTTACTCTTGGATTCAGCGCCTTATGCGCCGGAACTTCATATTGGCTTTAGCCGAGAGGAGCAAGAATGAGTTTGCTTGATTTGATTGCTGGCACTTGCTTGCTGGTTATCGGTTTGTTGTTTATTGCAGCTTTAGGTTTATCTAAACTGCTTGATTCGTATGATAAGAATCTTTGGAAGGATGATGAAAATGAATAGGTTTGCTGACTGGTTATTGACACCTGTTTTGTCGCGTGAACGTAACCGTTGGTTCAGGTATGGTTCTAAGTTTGGCACTGACCAGGCTTTAGCGGTGATTGATAAAGAACTGAAACATATCAACACCATGCTTTTGAATCCTAAGAGTTTAGATCAACAGATTTATTTGAAACGCATCAAAAGTGAGTTTGAGATTCTAAAGCAGAGGATTGCGAACAAGTGAGCAGCATTGATTCGGCTGTGCGTTTGTTGCGTGACAGTAACCTTGTTTGGTCGAGCGATTTTAGTGATGTGCGGTTGACTTTGGCTTTGTTGATTGAGCAGGCTGGCCAGTCTAATGATTTGGGTGTGAAGGCTAAAGCTTTGCTGGTTGCTGACCAGTTGATTCACGCTGACCCTGTTCGTAATTGGCGTGAAGTTGAGATTCGTAATGCTTGAGGATTTGGTTATTCCGGTGCGCTCTTGGCCTTGTAAAGTTGTTTTGACGGCTGAATCGTTGAGCGATGTTGACCGCAAGATTTTTTTGGATGCTGTCGATAACCCTGAATGGCCGCTAAAGACTCTTGAGAATGAGTTGCGTAAGCGTGGCCTTGAAATTAGCGAACAGCCTCTCAAAAGGCATCGTGGTCGGGCGTGTGCTTGCTTTAGGCTTGGCTAATGCTCGAAAATTTGCCTACACCTGCCCCGAAGGTTATTGTTCCTGAAGGTTGGTCGCCTGGTATCACTTTTGATGGTGAAGGTGGCGAGGCTACTTTGCCTGCTGTTGCTGGAGATATTGCGCCTGACATTCAAGGTTTTTTGCGTGATGCTGGTATTGACCCTGATGAAGTTGAGATTATTGGGCAACCAAGGGTTTCGCGTTGGCAGTCGGCTCGACCTTTTCCACTTGATCCGCAATGGTTGACAGCAGTCAAGATTACTTGGGTTCGTAAAAATAAACTCGTTGATTTGCCGTTGTTGTTTCGTGAGGCTAAAAAAGCGAGACCGCCTAAGAATGTGCCGGTTGCTGGCGATAAGGCGTTTGTGGTTGCGTGGAGTGATTTGCAGGTCGGCAAGGTTGATACTCGTGGTGGCACAGCTGAACTGTTACAGCGTGTGGCTTTAGCGAAAGAGCGCGTGTTAGCGAAAATCAAGAGTGAAAAAGCAACTCGCATCATTTTTTGTGATGTTGGTGACACTATTGAGAACTTTCAAAACGCTGCCGATTTGAATCAATTACAGTCGAATGACCTTAGTTTGATGCAGCAGATTGATTTGGCAACCACTTTGGCTTGGGATTTTTTGAAAGATTTAGCGAAACTTGGTGAGGTCACTTATCTAACTGTTGGCTCAAATCACTGCCAGTGGCGTATCGGTAAGGCGCGGATGGGTAAACGCACTGATGATTGGGCTGTTCACATTGGCCGCACTCTCGCTCGCCTATCGCATGAAGTTGGTTTGGGTATCAAATTTATTGAACCGCAAGCTGATGACGAATCTTTAGCGCACGACATTTTTGGTGACAACTATCACATTCTTGGTTTGTGGCATGGACATCAAGCATCGAACCCGAATAGTGTGCCTGATTGGTGGCGTAAACAAGCGTTCGGTAATCAACCTGTCGCAAGTGCAACCATTGGTTTGTCAGGCCATTTTCATCATTTGCGGGTGCAAGAGTTAGGTGTTACGCCACGCGGATCATCAAGGTTCTGGGTGCAGGCATCAACTATGGATAATGGGTCAAATTGGTATCGCCTAAACAGTGGCGAGGACAGTCAACCTGGCATCACTTGTTTTAGCCTTGAGCAAGGTAAAGACTTCACTGGAACGGTTTGGAAACTCTAAATGCCTCTCTATGACTATAAATGTTCGGCCTGCGACATCAAGATTGAGGTCATTCGCGCCATAAATGCCACAGATAAGCCACTGTGTGCCGACTGTGGGCTTGAAATGCAACAAGTGTATTCAGCGCCAGCAATCCAATTCAAAGGCTCAGGATGGGCAGGAAAAGACAAATGAAGTCAGCAATGGCCATGTGCATCACTATCGCAGTGACGAGCGCAACAATCTATGCTCTAACACAATTACTGCACCTATGAGCCGATTCCGCAAACCATGCCTAACCTGCGGCCAACTAGGGATGCCAGGTGACACACTCTGCCCAACACACAAAGCGCAAGCTGCAGAACATGAACGCACTCGGCAAGCCATCAGGAAGGCAGGGCGCACACTCTATACATCGCCCGCATACCGGCGCATGGCCAAACACATTCGAGACAACGCAACTGCCTGCCATTTATGTGGACTAGGTGCAAAGCCTAATGATCCATGGACAGCCGACCACCTTATCGCTGGCGACCCGAACAGCCCACTAGCCCCTGCTCATCGCTCATGCAACAGCAGGCGAGGCAACAAACCACTAAACAACTAGCGACCAACAACACCTATACACACCAAAGCCTCGGGGTATAGACCGGGGTGGGT